CGGGTTTCAAGAATGTCTCACACATTTCATTAGATGTGCCAAGATCGGCACGATTGAGTATGGCTCGTTGCGAAGGTCTGTTCTGACGCTCATAAACCACATCCATGTCATATGGTGCACGCTTGACATCTAAGTCAGCGAACACCATCGACACGAAATGATCCATTTCATCAAGAACAAACTTTGATATTCCACCACTGGTCAACTGTTGTGCTACAGCACTAGGTTCGTTGACTCGACCATCAATGGCGGCTTGCTCATTTGACTTAGTTTTGGCAGGGACAAATGAGGTTGGCAAGATTGGTGACATAAACGATTTCATTAAACTTTTAGCATCAGGTTCATAATCACTCAACTTGTCCATAAGTTGATAAGTTCGGGCACCGTTTTCAACTGGAAATATCACAGGCGGGCGCAAACCGATTTTCTTACGGACATAATCCACTACAATAGCGGAAGCGTGCTTGTCGTTATTTAACCACGACATCACACTAGCATTACCAATTGTAACTGTGGAGTTAGCAGCAATGGTTTCAATGGCCTCAAGCGTCTTGATAGGCACATTGGCACAATTAAATTCACCGAATTTGGCGATGGAACGAATGATTGAGTCTTTCGTCTTGATATCCAACGCCGCATAATTACCGCAGACCGGACGAAGGTAGTCCAGCCAGTTGGTGTCTAACCAATGGTAAGACGCCATAGCAGGTAACCACTTCCAAACACCAGTAGGAATAAACAGAACATATTGATGGTGTTTGTTGGCAGATCGCCTCTCGATAATGTATGATTTAGTTGTGTGGTAGCCAGCTACAGATATAGTGTCACGGGCGTAATTCCAGACATGATGCTTGAAATAACTACCCCCTGATAGTGTGTATTCAACAGTTTGATCTTTGTTGAACCTAAAGCAGAACTCACCACTGTCTTCCGCAACACTTTCGGGTTGGAAAGTGTACAAGAGCAGTGGTCCATCAATGTCGAGGAGTAAACGCTCAACATCTATGTAGTAATCTACATCGACGGCAACGACTAAATCAGTCGGAGTGGGTTTAAATTGTTTAGGTTGCACCACAGTGTCTTTGACCCAGTGAAAGT